GAAGCCACTGTAGACGGTGTTCCATTTGGAAAAGGGTTAAACAATGCAGCTAAGATTAACGCTGGCCTAGACATCATTAACACGTTATCTAACGCATTTGGAATTGTGGCACCAATCTTCGTAGACAATGCAGAGTCAGTTAACGAACTCATTGATACTGCAGCACAAAAAATTCAATTGACAGTTTCAACAGACAAGAAAATGAAAGTGGTGGCTTAAATGGCAGTAGAAACAGGCTTAACTAAAATGAACGATGTTTTCGTTCCAATGATTGAACAGCAGCTTGAGAGCAATGCAATTCAAATGTCTCCGTATCAAAAAATGTGCATTATGGGGGCTTTGCAGAAAATCAATGAACTAGTACAAGCAAAGGGTATCAACCCTAACAGCATCAAAACAAATATCAGCAGCATTTTGCTAACAGTTTCATCTCTTGAATTGAATGCTAATGCGGATCCACGAGAAGTATATTTTATGACCAGAAATCATAAAATCACGGGCTCAAATGGCCAGACAATTACTCAGCCTGAAATTGAAATGGGTATTGAGGGTGATGGCAACGACGCTTTACTTCGTCGGTTTGGACGAGACGTTCTTTATGTTCATCCATTCTGGCAAGTTAAAGAGGGTGATGGATTTGAAATGCCTAAGCATGTTGGCACTGAAATAACACCTCCTACCTGGAATGAGTCAGGAAATGGCAATGGCAAGACATTGTATGTTGTCTATCCAATCGATTTTGACGCTGGCCAAGACCGTATTGATACACAGTACTTCGTTACTGATCGTGAGTCCGTTAAGCGTAACTTAATGGCACATTGCGTTAATAATCTGATGTGGGAAAAGAACGATAAAGCAGGCAAAATCAAAAAACTTAAAGATTTCTTTTCAGAACATACGATTGACGAAATTTTAGATAACGACGACATGATTAAAACAGGAAACATTTCTCCTGCTTGGCGTGAACCACAATCAAGAGAAAGTATGATTGTTCGCAAAATGCGTAACAACATTGTCAAAAAAATTCCAAAGCAATTCAGTAATGGTCTCATGGCCACACAATTTGCCGAGCACACTGATGATCATATTGATGAAGTCCGTAAAGACGTAACAGAAAATGCCAACATGGAAGTCATAGAGGGTGATGTTGAAGAAACGGTTGCACAAGAAGCACCACAACCTAGTTCAACTAATACAGCCTACAAAGAACCAGTAGCAGCAACAGCTGATACAGAACCAAGTGAACCCGATACGAAAGAAGATCCATTTTGATTGAAATAAAACCTGTTGGCTCAGGATCATCAGGTAACTGTTACATCATTGATGATGGTCGAGACCAGGTAATTCTGGACGCAGGTATTAACTTTAAAAAAGTACAAGCAGCCATGAACTTTGATTTTAGTCGATTAAGAGCGGTTTTAATCAGTCATGACCATGGTGATCATTCAAAGTACATCAAGAAATTTATCGATAACACAACCGTTCCTATCTTTGCGACACAAGGAACACTCGATATTTTAGGCCTAGACAGCTCAAACTACCGCTTCAAGGTAGTTAAATCTAAGGAAACTTACAGCGCTGGTAGGATGTCAATTTTGCCATTTGATGTGGTTCATGATGCACCAGAGCCTGTTGGGTATCGAATTATTAGCTCAACTGGTGAACGACTGCTTTATGTGACTGATACAGAGTACGTAAAGTACCGATTTAAGCACATCACACATATGCTAGTAGAAATGAACTATGACCAGATGATTGCCAATGATAATTCATTTGGAGGTCGATTGAACCAGACTTTGAAACATCGAATTATGAAAACTCATTTTGAGAAACATAATTCACTAGAATTTATCAAAGCCAATAAGTCAGCTGATTTAAAAGAAGTTTGGTTAATTCACATTTCTAAAGACAACGGCGATCCAAAACAATTTAAATTTGCTACACAAGAATTAACTGGAGTACCTGTTTACATTGCAGCAGAAGAAATAAGTTAGGGAGGTGGCGTTTTGGCAATGTTTCGCCAATTTCAAACAAGTTTTTGGAGTGACAATTACATTGGCGATTTAAGCCCCAATGAAAAGTTGCTTTATATCTATATATTAACGAACGAAAAGACCGGTCAAAGTGGTGTGTATGAATTCAATTTCAGATATGCACAGTTTGAGACAGGTCTTAGTCGCACCGATATTGAACAAATGATTAATAAGTTCGTCAAGGACGGAAAAGTAAAATACAACAAAGATTATGACGAGATATTAGTTATTAATTGGCTCAAACACAACAGTGCACGATCACCTAAAGTTGCGACAGTTGTAGATAAAGAAATACGGGATATCAAGACACCTGAATTTGAATCAGAAGTCATCATGAGGTCAGAAGCTCTTGGGTATCCTATCACAACTAAATTACCTAATTCAGATACTGTATCTATACCGTATGGATACCCTAAAGATACTGTACCGATAGGGTATGAATATAGTACTGATAGTGGTTCGCAATATAATATAAAAGAAGATAAAAAGAATATAAATATAAAAGAAGTAGAAGAACAGGGCGCACCTGCTCCCGCCGATGCTTACGAAATTTATCAACAAAATTTTGGGCAATTAAATTCATTCAACATGCAATCAATCTCAGAATGGATCAAAGATTTTGGTTCTGACGAGCTTGTTATCGAAGCTATGAAACGTGCAGCACTAGAGAGCAAAGGATACCGATACGCTGAAGGAATCATGAAATCGTGGGCGAAATCGAATGTTACAACCATCAAAGAAGCTGAAGCTCAAGATGTAGCTCATGACAGAAATAAGAAGTCATATGGAAATACGCCTGTAGTCAAAGAAACACTACCAGAGTGGGCAAAGGATGACTATAAGCCCAAAGCTCCTGAACCTGTTGAAGTCCCCGCATTAACTCCTGAATTAGCAGCCGAAATGCGCAGAGTTCGCGAACTAGAAAAGAAACGATTGGAGACGCAGGGAAATGGATAATCTGCTAGAAATGCAGTTAGGAATAGTCAAAAGACTAGCAAAATGGTACGAAGATGAGCCTATGCTGAACACGAATGACGAACTGATCGAATTTGCAATTCAAAAATGCCAGTCTGACCAAGGAAAAAAGACGACATATTCAGAAGCACGTAAGGTTATTTTGAACCTCGCTGCTTAAAAAATAACAGAACAGGGATGATGAAATGAAACGAGAAAATAACAGTCAAGAAGCTATAACAAATACTCAACTTGTGAATGAATCAAGACAAGTGGCACTTAAGTTAATTTCGGATTTAAAAAAACAAAGCAGCCCTGAGATGGTCTCTGCCATCTCAGGGCTGCTAAAAGTTATGAAAGTATTTTAAGCGAAATAGACAAACCAAGTATTTTCTGCGGTAGCTGAAAAATATTGGTCACCAATAATAGTGTAATCATAGACATTACCGCCTAAGTTGAACTCGCTCAGTTCATCGGCAATGTATTCACGTTTTTCACCATGACGATTACGAGAGGTCACTGATTTAACGTTATCAACGTCTATGCTTCCACCGCTCTTTAAAGAAATTCTTGCATACATTGTATTCACCACACTTTGTGTTTTATTTACAAATTGGTATTGTTTGGAAACATCAATTGGTATAAGTAAACTATATAACTATATATAGTGTTACACAATGAAATAAAACCACATATTGTGTTTTTAGGAGGATTAAATGTGGAATAAACTAGAAAAAATTTTAAAACGAAAAGATATAACAATTTACAAATTGGGAAAATTATCAGGTGTACCTCAACAAACTATTCGCAATTTGAAGAATGGTATCGATATGCAATTTTCAAATGTTGTAAAAATTGCTGATGCTCTTGATATTAGCTTAGATGAACTGAGATAGGGGGATGAAACAATGCAACGGAGCAGAGCTGAACTATATGAAAATAAAGATGGCTCGTGTGATGTTGTTATTCATCTTGACCAGAAGCCAAATATGGACCACTTAGTTACTGTTTCTGGTTCTAGTACACAATTCTTCGTGGACTTTGAAATAGCTGATACACGCAAAGCTAGAGCCACACAAAGACGACTGTTCTTTGCGCTAATTAATGACATAGCAAACTATTCTGATGCTAGTCCTGCTTGGTTGAAAGAATTGTTTTATCTGCAATATGAAATTTATACAGCTGGTAAGACAATCAGCCTATCAGACGGTACAAAATCAAGTGTAACTGATGCACACGAGTTGTTAGATCTAGTTATTGATTTCATGTTTGAGTTTCATGTTCCATTCAAAAAAGGCTATGAGCTGCTAACCAAGGATGAGAGTTTTTATCTCTACCAGTGTTGTAGACATCGCCAATGCATCGTTTGTGGTAAGCATGCTGACATCCATCATTTGGACACCGTCGGTATGGGTATGAACCGTAATAAAATTGATCATACAAAGCGTTATGTAATGCCGTTGTGTCGAAAACATCATAGTCAAATTGAGCAAATTGGGAGTATTAAGTTTAGTAAATTACATCATGTACCAGTCACTGGCATAAAACTGGATATAGATGTTCTCAAAAAGATTGGAGTTCGTGGAAACTATGAGAATTTCTAAATGCAAAATAACATGTCCGTATTGCCATCACGAGCAGATACACAAGTTTAAATTTGAAAACGAAGAAATACCGCTTTATTGGTATTGCGAAAGTGAAGACGATAAAACTTGGTGCAGCAAGTGCCATAAACAAATGAGAGCCATTTATCGGCCAGAAACAATGAACGAACAACTATTTTAGGAGTGATTTAGATGTCAATTTACGCATGGTATCAAGGTGATAACTTTATCGACTTAGGAACGGCCGAATACTTGGCTGAACTCATGCACGTGAAATGTGAGTCAGTAAAGTTCTACGCCACGCCAACCTTTAAAAAGCGACACAAGGACAGCACAAATGGACGAATTGTAATTAGAGTGGAGGGTATTTAATTATGGAACATGAACATGAACACGAACTATCGAATGTAAGTGAAAAGGGAATGAGGCGCCAGCATGTACCAACTAAATTTGAACTCGTATTAGCTTGTTTTTATTTAGCGGTTTGTAGTATTGCAGTCATTGCTTGCCTTGTATGTATTTACTGGTTTCTTTTGTTCGGCTGGTTTAATACAACTGCATTTATGTTTATTCCTCTAGCTATCTGCATTTGGGGTATTCATGATGGCATTAAGGATCTAAAGGGTTGAAAGTTTTATTACTAGTTTTTATATTCATGGCAATTGTGGAGAGGGTAAACAAATGATGGATAAACTCACTAAAGGCATTGGTTACGTAGTTGCAATTTCAATTGTAGTTTCAATCGGAATACTGATTTTAAAATGGTTATGGATGTTTATTTTGGGATAAAAAAATAGCCACCATTTCTGATGACTGATCATTCCTGCCCGGACTGATTATTACTATAAATAAATTATAGCACAAGTCAGGAGTAGGAAATGAAAAGCTATGAAGAATTAGGATTATTTGAAACGTACGATCGAAAAAAGACAGCTGCTGCAGTAAAATGGTATTTTAATCGGGAATTACCTCAATATGCTAGGTTATCTGGTCTCAGTAGAACAGAACTTGATGGAATGTACAACTCTCCAATCATCACTGATATGCCATCATCTCCATCTCATGGCAATGGGATTGAAAATGATATTATCCGAGTTTTGAATAAAACCGAATATGCTCTTAGGTTAGTTAGAATGACCGTAAAATCAATTGAACTGTGTGATAAAAATAGTCAGACAATATTATTTGGTAATTACTTTAGGCAAGAAAAGGATTGGAAAATCCAAGAGCAATTGAATTATGGCAAAACACAGTATAGTCAGTACAAAATTGAAGCACTAAATCAATTTGCTGATACCTTTGAGGCACAGACGGGATGGGATTTACACAGGCCGCAAAAAGTAAGGACCGAACAAAAACCGAACTTTTAGCGAACTTTTTCCGAACTTTCACCGAACTTTTTCCGAACTAAGACCGAACCGCGGGGGCGAAAATATGTTATATGATGGTATTGTCAAGTAATGTGTTAAGCGGGCTACCCTACTGCTGACGTTTAACATTTTACAGACAATTCCTCAAAAGATGTCCTTGCGGGCAGAGCGGTCAATTATGATCGTGATGTGAGTTATTACTCACGTCATGGAGCTACAAGCGTTCATCATTGAAAAATATTATTATCTTGGTCCTTGATGAGGTAGGTGCAAGTCCTATCAGTTCCATCGCAGCAAATCACACCGTGTGTGACACCAAGAAAGGTGGCTGCATTACGAGATAAAGAATAAACGGCTAAGCAATCAACTGCTCCTCCAAGGCGTCGATTAATAAATTTTATTCAATTGTCGTTTATGGCTTGTATAGGTTCAAATCCTTTATATCTCATAGACATGGCTTAAAGGAGGAAATAATACTCCCTTCACATGTCGACTACTTGATTTAGTCTTCACAATTCACGTGGATCCAACGAGTCTACGTAATTTCATAATTGGCAGCTTAGCGGCTGCCTTTTTTAATACGATAGGTGAATAAAATGAAACAAACAGATTACGGCCTAGCCAGCTGCCAGTTTGAGCGGGATATGATTGCTCGTGCAGACAAGGCCATCAAACAAGACAAGCGTTGTGCTAAACAGTATGGCGCTTTTAATATGCAATCAAAAGGAGGTACAAATTATGAATTTACCGAAAAAAATAACTGTGGTCGGAAGGCCTTATGAAATTAATGTTGTCGACGCTCCAAAAGATAATGGGCAAATATGCTGGGGAACAACTGACTATGGCAAAAGCTTAATTGAAATTTGTAGCAGCCTTAATGAGACCGCTAAAAAGCAAACGTTAGTCCATGAATTAATTCACGCTACGATGTGGGAAATGGGACAAGCTGAAAACTGTAACGATGAGAATATTGTAAACCCGTTAGCAAACGGTCTTTATCAAATGCTGACTAACAATGACGACTTAATTGATATGTTGTTGCGCAAGTAGTGACTTTCAAAAAATGCAGGAGGTGTGGTGATATGTAATGGAAAAATATGAGTTAGCAGAGCAAGATTACTTGGATGGTATGAAATATAAAGATATTGCTGAAAAGTATGAAGTTACATTGAACACCGTCAAGTCTTGGAAATCTCGGCACTGGGGTAAGAAGGTTGCGCCCAAAGAAAAAAGTGTGCACACAAAACCGAAAAAGATTGCACACAAAGTTGTGGATGAGTTGGTTAATAATGATGACCTCACGGATAAACAAAAGGCATTCTGCTTGTACTATTTGCAACGGTTCAATGCAACGTGGGCTTATATGCAGGCATATGGTGTGAACTATGCCACAGCTAGTGCAGCTGGCGCAAGAATGTTAGCAAATGTTAAGGTTCAAAAACAGCTGACTGAACTTAAAAACTCGATCGCAGATGATCTACATTTAACGGCCGTTGACATTGCTCGTGAGTACATGAAGCAGGCATTTGCAGACGTTGGTGATTATGTAGAATTTGGTACAGATGATGTGATTGTGAGAGATGGTTGGTATAAGCCAGTTAAGGATAAATTAAAAGGTGGCTGGCTAACAGAACAAAAATCGTTTGTTCGTTTGAAAAATCAAGAAGATGTGGATACTTCGATGATAAAAAGTGTTCATATTGGGCGTGATGGTGTTGTGGTTGAACTTTACGACAAACAAAAGGCGCTTGATGCACTCAATAAGTTGCTTATGCAAGATAGCATTATTGAGAACGACAAAGACACCGTGATGTTAGTTGATGACATTCCAATGGAGGATAACAAAGATGGTCCAAACGAAACCGAAAATTAAAATACAGTTATCCAAAATGGTTAATCCGCATTTCAATCGAATGTGGAATACCCCCAAACCGTACATCATTTGTAACGGTGGTCGTGGTTCATTCAAATCATCTACCGTGAGTCTTAAAATCGTCACTATGATGAAGAAATACACACAGCAGGGTAAAACTGTTAATGCGATTTGTATTCGTGAGAACAAGGCTTATTTGCGTGATTCTGTGTACAACCAAGTTGCGTGGGCTTTGAACTTACTAGGCTTGCAAGATGAATATCGGTTCTACACGTCACCATTGCGGATTGTTCATAAGAAAACGAAGAGCACATTTTACTTTTATGGTTCTGATGATCCAATGAAGTTGAAATCAAATATTGTAGGTAACGTGGTTGCTGTTTGGTATGAAGAAGCTGCTAATATGAAATCACCAGATGTGTTTGACCAAGCTAATCCGTCATTCATTCGTCAAAAACCTGATTTTGTTGACCAGGTTAAAGTGTTTTGGACATATAACCCACCTAAGAATCCTTACGATTGGATTAATGAATGGGTCGCTAAGATGATGGCAAACGATGAGTATCTGGTCGATACCTCAACTTACCTTGATGATGAATTAGGGTTCACAACAGAGCAACAATTAAAGCTGATTGAAAGCTACAAGGAAAATGATTATGACTATTATCGTTGGCTTTACTTGAGTGAAGTTATTGGCTTAGGTAACAACGTGTACAACATGAATTTGTTCCATAAATTGGATGGATTACCTGATGATTGGAATATCATTGCTGAGTTCTACTCAATGGACGTTGGACATCAGGTATCTGCCACAACGGTTACTCATTATGGTTTATGTAGTAACCAGAACGTGGTGTTGCTTGATACTTATTATTACAGTCCACAAGGGCGTGTGAATAAGAAAGCTCCAAGTGAATTCTCGACTGAAGTGTATGAATTCATTGATGAAACCAATCGAGTTTATCGTTCGCCAATTAGAAATCAAACGATTGATTCTGCTGAAGGTGGATTCAGAAATCAGTATTGGTTGGATCATCACACAAGATGGCATCCAATCGCCAAGCAAAAGAAAGTTAATATGATTGATTACGCCCAGGACTTATTAGCCCAAGGGCGTTTTTATTATCTGAATAAATCAGACAACAATATCTTTGTTGAACAACATCAGCAATATCGTTGGGATGAAGATACGGTTAGTCGTGATAATCCGGAAGTCATTAAAGAAAACGATCATACGTGTGATGCTTTTCAGTATTTTTGCGTGGATAATGCTCGTGCTTTAGGACTCAAAAGGTAGGTGATTAGATGTTTGAAGGTATCAAGAACTTATTTAGGAAGGCAGGTGCATCAGTCGGTATGGTTGACTCATTAACAAACATTGTAGATCACCCAAAGATAGCGATTAGTAACGATGAATATCTACGAATTCAAAAGGATTTACGATATTTCCGTGGCAACTTTGATGAAATTAAATACAAAAACACTTATGGAAAGCTGCAAACACGTCCATATGTATCACTAAATATGATGCAAACAGTTGCACATCGATTGGCTAGTTTGATTTATAACGAACAGTCAGTGATTACGGTCGGTGGCAAGAACAGTGATATGAATACATTTGTTCAGAGTGTGTTGCAGAACAATGATTTCAACAAGAATTTTGAACGTTATCTTGAATCGGCATTGGCATTGGGTGGATTAGCAATGAAACCTTATGCAGATGGCAAAAATATCAAGATTGCTTATGCACAGGCGCCAACATTCTATCCTCTCAAAGCGAATACGAATGATATTAGTGAATGTGCCATCGCGACAGTTTCAACTCGTACAGAGAACGACAAGCCCATTTATTACACGTTACTTGAATTCCATGAATGGATTAATGGTGTTTACACGATTAGCAATGAGCTGTATAGAAGTGAATTCAAAAACAAAGTTGGGTATCGTGTGCCGCTTAAACAGTTATTTCCGGATTTACAAGAAGTTACGCAATATGGCGAACATGATAACGTCCAAGGTGTGCAACACAAGTTATTCACTTATCTGAAACCTGCAGGATTTAATAACAAGAGCATTACGAGTCCATTGGGTATTTCAATATGTGAGAACGCAATAACTACACTCAAACAGTTGAATGATGCATATGACCAATTCAACTGGGAAGTTCGTATGGGTCAACGTCGAGTGGCTGTGAGTGAGGCATTGCTATCCACATATGAAAAAGATGATAAGCATACTGAATATTTTGATAGTGAACAAAATGTATTTGTTCAATTTGGCAGTGATCAAGATGGCGATTTAGTCAAAGACTTAACGACTGCTATTCGTGCAGATGACTACATCAAGACACTTGGTAATTTCATTAAGACACTTGAAATGCAAGTTGGTTTATCTCAAGGAACATTTTCATTTGATGCTCAAGGGTTAAAAACGGCTACTGAAGTTGTGAGTGAAAACTCAATGACTTATCAAACTCGAAATAGTCAATTAACAATGGTTGAGCGTTCAATTAAAGAATTGATTATTGCGATTTGTGAGTTAGGGGCTAACACGATTGTTGATGGTCTGAAATTATATAGTGGTGCAATTCCAGAATTGAAAGATATCGAAATTGATTTTGATGATGGAGTATTCACTGACAAAAATGCGCAACTTGATTATTGGACTAAGGCATTGTCGGCAGGACTGACACCTAAAGCGGTCGCAATTCAACGAACTATGGGTGTTGATGAAGAAACTGCATTGGAATATATCCAACAGATGAATGATGAAACGATTAGTTCAACTCCAGTTACGGATCCAATTGATGGAAAAGCATTTAAAGAATAGGTGATTAAATGGCAAGGATAGATGACTTAATCGATAAATACAGTCAGATGAATCAAGACATCATTAGGTTGTTTATCCAGACACTGACTGATGATTTACCTGATGGAACACAAGCTGAAATGCTGAAATGGCAATTGGATATGCTGAATAAACAAGGTGTGCTGACTGACCAATTAGTTGAACTTGTGTCAGATGCAACTGGAAGTTCAGAACGTGAATTGAAGTGGATTATCAATGATAGTGGACAGCAGGCGCGTGATGAAACTGGTAAACAGTTATTAGATATTGGTATTGCTACAGGAATGGTTGCATTAGCAAGTAAATCCAAATCAGTTGATGATGTTGCCAGTTCATTTATTGAAGCAGCGTTTGGTGATATGAATGATAAAGTTACTAATCCGTTGATGGCTAATCTTGATGGTAACCCGGCATTAGCTGATTATCGTAAATTGGTTACGGATACAGTTGATTCAGTTATTAGTGGCTTAGATACACCTGATGTTGCGTTGAGAAAAGCAATATACAAGTTAATTGATAAAGGCGTTTCATCTGGATTAGTAGATGCTGCAGGTCGTCAGTGGTCGATAGAAGCATATTCTCGTATGGTGCTTGAAACCACGTTAAGTCGCGTGCAAGATGAAATTAGATTTAATGACATGATGTACAGTGGTGTGGAAACAGCAATGATGAGTTCACATCCTGCTTCCCGTGTTGCGTGTGCAGGTATTCAAGGGCACTGGGTGTATGTTCGACCATCTAAGCCAGGGGATGAATATGAAAGTATTTATTCTCACGGATATGGTTTTGCTTGGGGAACGAAAGGTGTTAATTGTCATCATCGTTTTTATCCTGGTATTCCGGGTATCAACGAGAATCATATGGAACAATATGACCCTAAAGAAGCAATCAAGAATGGTAAATTGCAAGCCAAGCAACGTGCCTTAGAACGAAAAGTTCGTGTATCAAAGCAAAAAAAGATGGCGGCTGAACAATTAGGATATGACGATGATGTTCAACGATTTAATTTGGATATTCGAAAATATCAAAGTGCAATTCGACAACATGTGGATCAACATGATTTTCTGTATCGTGATTATTCGAGAGAAAGAGTATCGGCTACTACTGAAAAAGTTGCTAATGATTTGAGAGCAACTAAAACGAAACATTCTAAACAATATGAAAATTTGAAGGACGAATTAGGGTCACATGGTTTACCTAATTCTTTAGAAGAATATCGTAAAGTATTGTATAATAGACATAGTTCAAAAGTGTTAAATGCGTATGTTTCTGCTCGTCGTAGAGGTAGTGTTGAAGCAGTTGTAAACTATGACGACTATGTGATTGCTGACAAGAAACTCAATTCACAAATAGTTGGCATGAAAACTGCTAACGGTTCAGTGATTAATGGCTTTTCAGACCATACATTAGATCGTGTATTTGGAGTTCAGAAAGATGGAACAACGAAAACGTTGAAACGACGTGATGGTGTGAGCATTAATTCGATTAAAGATATACTAGATAATGGTGAAGTCAAACCGGGTAGAGATGGTGCTACTAAATATTTAGGGACCAATGGCTATGTGGTTGTTAATGCTGAAGGTAAAATCATCACGGTAGTTCCACACACAAAAAGGAGAAAATAGATATGGAGCCTATGTATTTAGAAGATGGCGATTTAGATTTTATTGAAAAAAAATATCCAGATTTATTCGCTCTTTTGAAAGATGGGGCTAACAAAGATAAAACTGAGGTTGAACTTCATTCAGAAGAAGAATGGGAAACAATTCAAGATTTAATCGTCGATTGTATTTCAGGTTCACTTGATGAACATGATGAAGTGAATGATGATGGAATTAGATTAGAAGGAATAATGGATATCCAATAGACATTAGCAAATTAGCTAGTGTCTATTTTTTCGCCCTGGACATGGCGTTAAAAGGTCTATTTTTCATGCAATCCGCGGTGTCGTTGCACCGTATAAAAATTCGTAAGGAGAGAACAACATGAATAGAAAATTTTTAACAGATTTAGGTTTAACTGATGAACAAGCAGATAAGGTAATGGCAGAACATGGTAAAGGCGTTCAAGAATTGAGTGATGTGAAGGGTCAACTTGCAACTGCAGAGCAAGAACGTGACTCGGCTAAAACTCAACTTGGTGAACGTGATACTCAATTGTCAGAACTGAAAGGTCAAGTCGGAGATAACAAAGAGTTGCAGGATAAAATTGCTGAATTGGAAAGTGCAAACGAAGCTTCAAAATCTGACGCTGCCAGTGCATTAGCGGATTCAAAAAAATCATATGAAATCAAATTGGCATTAGTAGAGCAAGGAGCACGTAATACAACTGCGGTTTCAGCTTTAATTGATGAAGATAAGATTTCGCTTGATGATAATGGCAAACTTGTTGGCTTGTCAGACCAATTAACAACCGTTAAGGAAGCTAATTCGTTCTTATTTACAGATGGACCAGATACAGGCAATTCAACAAACCCTGGTAATCCTAATCCGCCTGCAGACCCAACAGAAAATGACAAAGTGGCTGAAGCTTTAGGCTTGGCCACAGAAAAATAATAGGGGTGATAAATTATGGCTTTTAATTATGCAACAAAAGCAGGAATGGGTCAATTATTTGACCAAAAACTTACACAAAGCACATTGACAAACATTTTGGAAACACCAAATGTTAACTGGTTAGGGGCAAGAACATTTGAAGTAACCACTCTTGCAACATCAGGATTTAAGAACCATACACGTGATAAGGGATACAATGCGGGTACTATGAGTAATGAAAAGAAACCCTATACTCTTGCATTTGATCGTGATATTGAATTTTATGTAGATACCGCTGATGTAGATGAAACAAATCAAGATTTAGCAGCTGCCAATATTACAAAGACGTTTATCGAGGAACAAGCCGCACCAGAAACTGATGCATATCGCTTCGGTAAATTGACAGATTTTGCAACTGCAAACGATCGTGCTGATGCACCGGCATTGACTGTTACAAATATTTACAGTGAACTTAAAAAGGCTATTTTACCGGCACGTAAATATGGTCCACAAAATTTGGTTGGATATCTTTCATCTACAGCAATGGATTTGCTAGAACGTTCAACTGAATTCAATCGTAATATCACAGTTCAAAATGTTGGGACATCTACACTTGACTCACGTATTACTTCGATTGATGGAGTTACCTTAATTGAAGTTTGGGATGAATCACGTTTTGCAACTAAGTTTGATTTTACTGATGGTTACAAAGTGGCAACTGATGGTAAACAACTTAATGCATTGATTGTGGCTAAACCTGCAATTATCGCAAAAGCGAAGTTTAATTCTATCTACTTGTTTGAACCAGGTTCTCATACTGAAGGTGATGGATGGTTATATCAAAACCGTTTATACCACGATTTGTTTGGACTTGAAAAACAAACAGACGGTGTAATTGCACTTGTTGGGGATGCAGCTACTACCACAGCACCTGTTGAAGGTCCGTCAAAATAACAGTGCCTGATAGTCAAGCAGGCGATACGCCAACTGAACCAGTAGTTAAAGCTACTACGGCAATTACTACGAGTCAGAAAACAGCTTCAATGAAAATTGGAGATACCAAGGCTATTACGGTAACAGCAGACCCTACTGATGCAACTGATTTTGATGTGACTAAAGTGACCTCGGCATCTAGCGATGATAAGATTGCGACTGTTTCAGCTGATAGAACAATTACTGCTGTTGCAGTCGGTTCTGCCACAATTACGTATACATTCAATGCATTTACAGCAACTGTCGTAGTTACTGTGACGGCGGCTGAATAGGCGGTGATGTAGATGGACTATTTATCATTATCTGAATATAAGTCATTTGGATTAATTGATATTACAGATGATGAAATCAAAAGCTTATTACCTCGAGCATCAATTATGTTGGATAATATCACGCGTGATTTTTATCAGAAACATGATTTGGAGACTGATAAGTTTGAAACACGAAAACGTAAATTCAAATTATCTGTTGCGCTCCAGATGGAATATATGAAACGCTCCAATGTATTGACTGCAGAAGACAAAGCAAGACAACCACAATCTGTGTCACAAACAATTGGCCGGACATCAATTAATAAATCTTATGGTTCGGGAGCCAATAGTAATAGATCAACAAGTGGGTTATGCGCCGATGCTATCAATGCACTGTCTGGAACAGGACTCTTGTATCGTGGGGTGAATTACTTATGATGCAACCCGATCAAGATTGGCTCATTAACATTGTTCAGATCGGTAAGATTACTGGTCGTGATAGGCGCAATCTACCTGAATATGATATGCACACATACGAGGGATGCCGATTAGATCTGGAACCTGTATATCAGGGATCTGGTAATTATCGCCAATTGATCGCAAATGGTGTGCTTTTTTTGTATTCGGAATTCACTACTCCATTTCCTAAGCTTGATTCATCGTGGCTGAAAGGCAAGATGATTGATGAGGATGGCAATGAGTATGTGATAACCAAGATTGTACCGATTCAGTCAGCAATTAGTACAAAGCTGTACGGCTATGAAGTGGAAGTGATCTAATGTCAAATGTTCGCGTTAGAGTTGATTTAACAAAGTTTAATCAGAAACTGAGTCATCAAAACTTGCTACGTGGCAGACAAGCTATGGCTAACCAAGCGTTAAGTGATATGAATCATTTTGTCCCACATCGATCAGGTAAATTACGTGGGTCTGGTTACGTCACAATGCAAGGTGCTTCAATTGTCTGGAATACGCCATATGCACATCGGCAGTTCACCAATATGATGAGTAACTACACAACACCAGGCACTGGCCCACATTGGGATAAAAAAGCTGCTGGAGTATATAAGCAGTCATGGGTTAATGCATTCAAAAGGGGGATGGGTATTTAGATGGATTTTATTGATAGGCTACAAGATCGAATTAATACGATTACTGGCTTGCCGTTTGAGTGCCTCACTGACTACTTGGATGCAGAGCCAGGATTGCGAGTTTACTCATTATCGGGTGGTCAAGTCGTGCAACAGTACATGGATGGCTCCAAAGAAGAAGCAATCAATTTTGAAATTGCAATTCGAGACAGTAATTCAGCTGAGATTGAACATGCTTTGTGGATTATCCAATCCGAACTAGAAAATCTCCACGCAGGAGAGATCCAAAGTGATGATGGTAGCTTTGAATTTAATGGTTTAACCATCACAAACAAACCTTTTCTCAATCAAGAAGACGAGAAAGGGTTATTTACTTACATGCTTGATGTTCAAGCAAATATAACAACGGAGGAACAATAATATGGCAAGTCCTTTTGCAGGATTTTCAAAAAACTTCCAAACTAAATATAAAATTGGTGCGGACAAAGAAACGTTATTTCCAATTGGTGGTGGGATTAAAACCGCTGAAACAGATTTTGATGAAGATGGCGATGATGTTGCTTACTATGATTTAAATGGTGGTACTGAGAGCATTTCAAGTTCTCAGACTTTCCCATTCAATTTTGAAGGTAATCGTAAATATGGTGATCAAGCACAAGATTTTGTACGTTCTAA